TTAGCACTACTAGATATGTCACTGTTTACTATAGGTCTATATGTAACAGTTTTTCCGCTGATATCCAAGGAAGCAGCAAGTTTATCAGTTGTGATTGCACCAGGTGCAATCTTAGCTGTTGTGACAGCTCCATCTGCAATTTTAGCCGTTTGTATCGTTTGTGATGCAACGTCTGCAGTGATAATTTCTAAGTCAACAACAGCAGCGGAATCAATCTTTTTAAATGCTGAATATAAAGCCATAATAGTTCCCTTAAGTTGTGTAAATTCTCCAACCTCTACTTGCATTATAGTATACAAGATCAAAGGCTGCGCCTTGTGTATTAACTGTTAGATCTTCATCTAATCCCATAACAAGTTGACCATTACGTGCTACTGTTAAATTGTTTGAATCAAATGTATAACCTGCATCAAAAATTCTAACAATGTCACCTTTACTTGGTACTGACGGTAAAGTTAAGGTTATGCCGCCGGCACTTGTGTCAACCCAGTATGTTTTGTTTACATCTGCACCAATATTTGCAGCAACGTCAACGTTTGGAAACTTTTGAACTTTGCCTGCGCCTACTGCACCTGAGTGTGTTTTTCTACCCATAACCTTATCCTTATTCTGTCGCTGTTTCAAGTCCCATTACAACACATGTAACGTCTGCATCGTCTGCTCTTACAACGATTTGCTTGCCTGTGTCCATAACAATACCTGTTCTTTCAACAACACCGTTACCTAAAATTTCAACATCATACTCTAGGTATTCTTCGTTTGCTGGTGTGCCTGTTGCTGCTAGTGCTAACCTTAAAGCTCTTGGGCTTGCACTTCTATTACAAAAAGCAACAGTCACAACTGAGAAAGTTGTATCTGGTACAGTGTAAACGCTTGTGTCTACACCTGCTGCAAGATCTGCTGCTCCTAATCTTCCGTTTGCCATTTTATTTTCTCTCCATTTTCTTTTATCTTAAGAAGTAATTATATGCTATTGGTAGACCTACTACCCCGCCTTGGAAATTTAACTTCGCTTGTATATTTATCACTGAACTTGCTACCGTTGTAATTGTGTTACCTGCTATGAAAATATCCCCGGCTGTTACACTGTTAACATTCAGTGACGCACCACCGCCACCAATTTGTGCTTCGATGTACGCTTTAATCGCACGTTGCGTTGGCACAACTGTATCACTGTTAGCAGTAAAGAAAGGATCTGTTGAGAACTCGCTAATACTTGCTGAAGCACCACCTAGTGTAACTTCACCTAGTGAAAGTTCTTGTAGACCTGCAATATTAAATGCATCAGCATTCAACGTTGCAATACCAGTTGACTGTTCAATACTAAACAAGTCACCAGCTCTAAAGTTACCGTCTTGGTCAGTAGTTGTAAAGAACACTCTACCGCCTGCGCCAACTTTTGTTTCGTTTGCTTGATCCGGATCCTGTGTTGGTGTTGCAGGATAGTTAGTTGTATCAAATCCACCAGTACCAATGTCTAGGAAATCGTGTCCTGTTAGACGTACTTGCGAATAACGAATTCTAAGTGTTACACTATCACCGTCTGGTGGTGAGTCTGCAACTGCCATTTCTGGTGATAAATTTAAGAACGCTGTATACGTGCCTGGTTCGTCACCAATAAACGACACAATGTTAACTAGTTTAAATACCTGATCTGGTAGTGATCCAAACACAACGTTTGAACCTGCTACTGGACGTTCTGTAAGTCTTCTTACAGCTACAAACGTACCAGTTTGGAAGAAGTCAGCTTCACCGTTTGAGTTTGCTGCATTTACTTCTGCACTTGCACTAATAAATCCGCCGCCTCTATTAGCAAAGCTAGGCTGTCCTAGTACACCCTTACCAACTCTTGTTGAAAGCACAACATCATAAATGTTGTTTGGATCGTATACAAAACATTCTGGTGCATCGCCTGTGTAGTTTGAACCAGTATCTTGTAATCTAATTTCAAATACTTTTTCATTTGCTACACCAGCTCTACCTCTTGCTCTAGAACCAATTTTAACAACATTCATTTCGCTTGTTGCTCCGCCGGCGCCACCTACAACAATAAATCTACCTTCACGCTGTGGATTACCAAATCCTACTGGACCTGCTCCTGTTGTAATAGATGTTGTTGCTAGTTCTTGCCATTCTGAACCAAACTCTGAATATGCAACGTTTGTACTATCAGTTCTTGTTGCAACAAACACACCTTGTCCGTATGCAACACTTGTATATGCGCCTGCTGGCAGTGTTATTTCTGTCCAAGTATCGCCACCGTCAATACTCATAGCACCTCGGTTGTTGTTGTTACTTACAGCAATAAATCTGTTGTTACCGTATGTTAAGTCTGCCCAGTTGTCCGGATTTGGAAGTGTTTGTATCTGCCAAGTTCCAGACAGTGTTGCTTGTAGTTGATCAATGTATGCAACATTTGTAGTTACTTTATCAATTGCAACAAACTTATCGCCGCCATATGTTAATAGCTCGTATCCAGTTGCTGGAAGTGTTGCTGTTTTTTCTGTCCAGTTTACACCACCGTCTTCACTAAAGAAGTGACTGTCGCTACCTGCATGTACAACCATAAACTTGTTTCTACCAAACGCAATATCGCTTGGTTGATTGATTGTTGTACTGTCTAGTGTTGTGTTAGTCCAACTTGTAAGATCATCTGTTGCATACCAAATGTTATTAGCACTTGCACTGCTCTGACCGATAATAACAGTTGCACTATTTCTTAGCACACTTGAACCGTCATTAATTAAACCGTTTGCAATTCTTACTTGTCCTGTAGGAGCAGTACCTGGAAGTGTTACAGTTGTCCAAGTTGCACCGTCATCGCTTAGATAAATGTCTCCACTAGCATCACTAACAGCAACAAACTGTCCTGCTTTACCTGTACCGCTGAAGTCAAAACCTGTAATTGCACCAGTAGTTGTGTTTATCGCAGTAACAGTAATAGTGATATCATTTGTTGTTGCAATGCCACCTAACCCTGTGCCTGCAAGAGTAATTGTTTCATCTCTTGCATAGTTTTTACCGCCTCCATTTAGATCTACAAAATACTTGCTGCCGTTTCTTGTAACATTAAATGATGCTTCAGAACCAAATACACCGCTGTATGTACTTGCTGTTACAGCAGAGTAAATTTTTGCTGTTTCACAATATTCAATGTGTGAAAAGTCTGCTGATACATTCATCGGATCAGAAGTGGCTGATTTTGGAGGTGCAGTAAATGCTGCACTTGGTTCAATTTCATATGTTGATGAACTGTTAGGAGTTGCTAGTGTAAATCCTTTTACAAAATGATCATATCCGTCTTCACATTTAGTTGCAACACCGTCTCCTGAACCTGCGCCTGTAGCAGTAAATATTTGACCTGCTTCAGGATTAGTTAATGAACTAATTGCTGTAAAGTCTGTTGTACCAACACTGTCAATTCTATAGATATCTCCAATTTGGAAGTTACCAGCTGTTACAACAGTTTCTGTTTCTCTAACAACTTCTGCAACTTTCGATCCTGAATTATAAGTTTTAATTAAACCGTGTTGTCCAACACCACTACCGCCTGTAATAATCAATCTCATACCTGGATATGCACTTGAAATATTACCGTCTGTTGCAGCAAGTGTTAAACTTGTAGTTGTACCAGACTGTGCTGTGTTTTGAACATTTAAATATCCACTACCACCTAGTTCGCCACTTGAATCATCTAAATCAAGCACTCTAACTTGGAATGCAGAATCATCTCTAAATTCGTCGCCTTCAATAACTTCGCCGTCGCCTGGTCCAAATATATCATAAACAACTTCAGTATAGTTGTTACCAGCATGTGAATATTCAAAGCTAAACAGTTGATCGGCATCACTTTCAACATTAGCAATTGTAGCGTTGTACTGTGATTTGTTGTCAACAATGCCTGTAATTGGTGTTTCAAAAGGATCAACGCCTTCTGCTACCGAACCAAAGTCACCGTATGAGTTGTTACCGTTTGTTGCACGAATACGTCCGCCTGCTTCTGCAAGATAACCAATGTGTGCATAGTAAGTAAACACAGATACAAGTTCTGCTCTACCGTTGTTAGTAATCCATGCACCAATACCGTCACTAATAACTTGTGTAAAGTCGTTTGAAACAATACTATCATTGCCACCGTTGTGTAATGCGCCGTCAATCTTTTGACCAACTGCTGCTGTACCAAATGTAGTACAGTTTTGTACGTAAGGTGATCTAGAAATAATCCAAACATCTTCGTCGTTTGGTCCCCAACCTGGATCTAGCGATGCATATGCACCTGCTGTTGGACGTTTTGTTCCGTATTCATTGTTTGGACTTAGATCGCCTGTTAGTCCTTGCATTGTTTGTAAACGCAAGCCTGTACCGTTGCGTAGGTAGTAGAAATCTTCTTCCTGTGATCCAATTACGCTGTTTACATAGTATCTTGCAGCTAGGCGTGATTTGTAAATGCCTGGATAGATGCATTGTATGCTATCTGTATAATCTCTGCGATATTTTGCAGGGAATGTCATATCTTCTTTGATTGCATCAATGTATGTATCAATGTCACGTTTACATAGTACTCTGTTGTATTCATATACTGGTAGAACATTCATTGTACCTGTTGTACTAGGTGCAATAGTTAATTCACTACCGCCGTATGTTTCGCTTATTGTAAAGTGTGTTGCATCAACAATTTCTCTTACATAGTAAGTTGTACCTTCTACTAAAGCTGTAACACCGTCTAGTATGTCTGTAAACTTAACTTCCATACCTAGGTGTAACCAAGCTGTACTTGTAACAGTAATTTGGTTAGATGCTATTTCAGAACTTGTATCTTTAAAGTAGTTGTCTACTGTGTTTACAAGTTCTTCTTTAATAAATTCTTTATTAAGTTCTAGCTGACGTCTTGCAGCATACAAGTTGAACTCGTCTGTTTGTACATTCGAACCTTCGTTTGAACTACCAAACAATACAGTATCAATCCATTCAAATGTTTCTTCAAGTCCAGCAATAGCAGTTGCGTTTCCGCCTACATTTGCTTTTGCTTGCTCTTTTGCATATTTAAATGAAGCTAGTGATGCTGCTTTTTGCTCATCTCTAACTGCTGCACTTGGGCGTCTTAGGTAGCTGTATGCAGCAACCTGTCCTGCAAAGTTAGAACCTAACATCCAATCATATCTTGCAGCGTCTAGAATCAAGCCAATGTCTCTCATACACTTAGCTTGGTTGTAATTAAAGTCGCTGTATGTTGTGTTAATATACTGGATTGTATCTAGTACAATTTGTGCTTGTGCGTCATCAACTGCTGTTTTTTCAGTTTGCAGTGTACCACTTACACCTAAAGCAGCTAGATCTGGAAATACTGCTGCTGGAAGACTAGTTGTGTTTCCTGCTGTAATTACGTCGATTGTTAATTGAAGATTATCTTCTACAATAGTAACTTCTGTTGCAGTACCTGCTGTGCCGCTTGTATCTTGTGATTCGACGTTACCAGATTGTGCTGTAACAGTATTTTCTAAAATAATGTCATCTAGTATACTCTTCATATGAGTATAAGCTGCTGCTGTTTCAGCTGTTTGGCCTGCTGGATAAGCAGTGCCATCGATGCCAAAGTATGATTGTGCAATTCTTGTTGAAGCACTTGTACCACCGTACAACAAGTCATATCTTAGAGCGTCTAGTATATAACCAACATCTCTTGCACACTTGTCTGCATCGTATGTAAGTGAAGGATATGTATTTGCTACATATGCGTTTACATCTGCTGCAATAAATGTTCTGTTTGCATTAAGTTGTGCTGCTGCGTTGATTGCATTTGCACTACTTAAACTTGTATCAAAACTCAGTGCATCTGCTATTCCGTCACCAGGTGTAGCACCTGTTGTGTAAATTGAACTGTTATCAAGTATGTCTAAAATTTCATCAAATGCTGCATTGCTACGTGTAATTGCTGTAGAATCTGTTAGAGCATCTTCTACTTCGCCTTTTGCAAAACGTATTGCTCCTGAAGTTTCGGTACGCTGTTCTTGTAAATTGTAAGAGTTTGTAGGTCTTGTATAAGCAATACCGTTAAACACTGCATTATAGTTAGTGTTTAGTGCAATATCATAAGGAACATCTGTTAAAATGTTTCTTAAATCTCTACGACATGTTGCTGCATTATATCTAAAGCTACCAAAGTTTTTACTAATAAAGTCAATAGCACCTTCTTTGATTGCTGTATATTCACCTTCTAGTGTGGTTGACGCTGTTGTTAAGCCAGATGCGACACCTGTTAGGTTTGGATATGTAATTGCTGGAGCATTGTCTGGTCCTAGATTAATAATTGTAATAATATCATCTACTAGGTTATCAATTTCTGTTGAAGCTGCAATTGTTCCGCCTACGCCTAAGAACTGCTCTGCAGGTCCTGTTGATAACTGCGGGCTAACTGCTGTGCCTCTACCAACAGCTTTCATTACGTCTTTTAGATATCCGTATGCTGCGATTGTTGCTGATTTTTCTTCGCTGTCAATTTGTAGGTTACCTGAACTACCATCATAATAAGCTAGGCCAGCTGTAACACTTTGCCAGTTACCTGTATAAACTAAGTCATATGCTACTGCATCAATAATAAATCCAACATCTTTTTTACAGCTTGTTCTGCTGTAGTCTAGACTTGCATAGTTTGTAGAAAGATATGCAACAATCTCTTGTTGGATAAATTCTTTGTTTGTAAGCAACAAATCAGATGTTTTTCTAAAATCTGCATCTGTAGAAGCACTGTCTGGCATATCAGTTTCTATTCTTGTCTGCAAGCTACTATCGATATTTCTTTTGATAACTTTTGCAAGTAATTCTGTTGCACTGCGTTCTGCTGGCTGACCTAAAGGAAACTGGGCTACTTGAGTTTCGTTATTGCCACTTGCTGCTGTTACAGTGGTACCGTCTACAACATCACCGATAATTTCACTTAGTCTGTTAAGAGCATGGTAACTAAATCTAAAGTCCTTTTTAGGAGTAAGTGTTGCGTTATCTGATTTTCTTGGTTGTACGTTTGTAGAACGTAGTTCGTCACCTATAATACAAGTTTCTGCAGGTACCCGTATTGGTAGCACTTCGGTATAAGTACCTGTTGCTACTTTTACCAAACTGTTTTTAATTTCTCTTGGTGGAACGTTAGTGTCCTCACCTGCTGTAACTGCATCGGTAATTATTGTACCGAGATCTTGTATTCTTTCAAATACTGTAGCCATTAGTAGTATCCTCCGCCGTCATTGTCGCCGCCGCCGTAGCCACCACTTCCAGTTGCATCTGGATCTTGGATACTTGCATTAACGCCCAATGCTGTTCCTGTGGAGCCGCCAGCTCCGTTATATTCTAGTGTATCAAGCCCTGTAAAGTTTACGTCAAAATACTGTGCTACTACTGCTGTTGAATTATCACCGTTAGTTGTTTGATAATTTACAGCAGGTGCCTCGCCTGCTAGTACTTTTTGTATTAGGCCAATACCGTAATTAATAGATGCAACTGTTTCTGCTTCTTGACCTAGTGCATAAAATTTGCCTGGATCTCTTACATAACGTAGAGCTGCTTCTCTTGATTTTACATTTCCACCGTGTGTTAAGTCGTATATAAATGCATCAACAATATAACCCATGTCTCTTTCACATTTTTCTTGGTTATATGTAAATGCTGTTGTAAACGGTGCAATGTTATTTGTAACTTGATAGTCAGTCCATTCTACAATCTCTCTTGTAATAAACTGTCTATTCATTTCTAGCATACGTGCAACTGCTGGAACTCTTGTTCCTTTTTCAATTTGCTCACATGCATATCTAATTGTTTTAAAAGGCTTATCAATTGTGCGTCCTGCGTCCGGTGCTGGTTTATCAATACCGTGTGGTGCAACATAGTAAACATCGTCTGTAGCACCTAAATATGTCCATTCAGGAATACTATCACTGCTTACACGTAGAACTTGTCCTTCACTACCAACGGGCAATCTTGTTGGACCTGCACCACCGTAGTAAACCAAGTCACCTTTGGTTGTTAAAAATTCTGTTTCTGTTCCAACTGCTAAACTGTTCCAGTATGTACCAGTTGCGTCTTGATCTGGACGAGAGTTTTCTGCGCCTATTGTTGAATAGTCATCACCTTCTGACAAGTGCGCTTGCACACAAACATAACTGCTGCTACCGTAACGTACAACATCGCCTAGAATATATTGTGTGTCATCTGTCCAGGCACCTTTCCAGTTAAGACCACTATTTAATCTTTCCCAGTAAGTAGGATTTGGTGGCTCATTGTTGTTGCTGTCTGCTATACACAAATATGTATAACCGCCGTGTCTTACAACTTCACCTGGTTTATAATCTTGGTTAGAACTATCTTCGCCCCATTCGCCTAAGAATCTAAAGTTCTCAGTAAACAACTGCCAGTTATTTGGATCATCTAATGTATCTGTTGGACGCGAGCCGCTGTGGTTTTCTAGTGCTACATACTGATTACCACCGTAGCGCACAATATCGCCTGGCTGATAAATTTTGTATGTATCCCAATCGTTTTCAAACTGGAAACCTTGTACAAACTGTGTCCAGTTACTTTCATCAGTTGCAAAGTTATTAGTACTTGAGTGAGCGGTTGTGCAAATCCAAAGACTTGCACCGTACTTAACAACGTCATTTAGTTTATATCTAGTTGCAGAACCTTGCCATGCGCCTTTATATTCAATACCGGCATTTAAAGCAGTCCACTTGCTTTGATCTGCTTCAAGCCCTAGAGCGTCTGTTGCGGATGAAGTATGAGCAGTATTACAAACATATGCATATCCACCATATCTAACTAAGTCATTAACTTTATATCTTGTTGTAGTTGACCAAGCACCTTTGAAATCTAATCCTTCACCGAATACATCCCAACTTCCAATGTCTGCTTCAAGTCCAAGTGTTTCTGTTGCAGCTGATGTATGTATCGCTGTACAAACATAAAGTCTTGAACCGTACTTAACAATATCATTAAAAATGTATCTAGTGTCTACTGCCCAGTCACCTTTCCACTGGAAACCATCACTTACAATGTTCCATTTTGGAGGTGTAATATCAAAGTCTAGAAAAAAGTCTGATTGGCTTTCATGACCAATTACACAAATGTACATTTTACCGCCTACAAAGACTACATCGTCTTTGTAATACGTTGTACTAGCTGTCCAGTTACTTTTCCAGACAAACCTAATTCTACCTAGTTTAAATTCTGCCATTTTCTACTCCGCTCAAAGTATTTATCATAATATATATTTTGCTCATTTTTCCTTAAAAACTGCCGTCACTAAAGTCATTGTCTGTACTAAAGTCACTTCCAGCTTCTCCTAAAATAATCATTTGCTTCACCATTGTTCCGCTTATTTCTGAACCTTTATCGATAACCATTCTTCTTGGTAATTCAATTTGTATTCCTGTAGTTGTGTCAATATATTGATTCTCGGTACCTTTGTTACCAATCCTTGTAACACCTGCAACAATTGTACCAGTTTCAAGAGCACTACCACCTTGGCTCAATCTGTTTTGTAAGAACGTTGCAATAGCTCTTTGAGTCGGAACAACGTTATTACTATCTTCAGTAAAGTTTGGATCTGTTGAAAATTCTCTAACAACAGCACCC